CCGTAGGAACATCGGGACCATCGCCCATAGGCACAACAACAGACGTCTGCAAATTCTGATCTCTAAACCACTGATTCCAGATAAGATTGTACGCGCGATGCCACAAAGACGAATGAACAAGACCCGGAACCTTCGTCGGAATACCAAAGTAATCATGGATACTCCCAGACCCATAACCAGTACCAGCAGTCGACGTCATCGTAGGAACAAGAAAATCCGTAGTGTCCGTAGGATTAGGCTGCTCACCCATGAACCGAACAAAATTCGTCCACACAAGACGGATCGGCACCGCAAAGAAAAACACATCCACGAACATATTATCCATGAACGGATGTAGAGGCGTAGCCAACCGGCAGAACATATTCATATTCAGACTAAACGTATCACCGGGCAAGGCCTCGTCCACATACACCGGCACAAGATACCCAGCATCGAACGTCGTCTTATACCCATGCGACCTATCGAACGACGAACGCGGAATATCCGCACGCGGCACTTGACTAAACTGATGCTTCATGACAGAACGCATTGTCTATCCTCCAACATAAGGACTACCACCATGGCAGCCGCTACAATTACCAAATCCGACTGGGAACAAATCGCCGAAGCACTTAAACAAACCATTCAAAGCGCACAGCGCCAGCAAAACATGAAGGGCAAAACGCCCATGATCAAGGAAGTCTACCAACGCCACGAACGCGAACTACTCGCGCTTCTAACCAAAGTCCAGGCACAGTAAAAAAGGGGGGCGCAAGCCCCCCTTAGTCTTCCTACGCAGGCTCACCATCCACAATCTTAACCGCATCAACAGCCGACATAATCGGCATCACATCACTCACCACTTCACAGGTCTGATCATCAAAATAACCGACCTGATACAACACATAGTCGCTCGGCGACATCTTCAAATTGTCATCACTCCGACACCCGGCGATAAACGACCTCATCGCCTCACCTTTCGACCGAACTACCATCGGCTGCATATACGCACCGACAGCACGATCATACACAGACACTAAAACAAGCCTACTCATGTCATGTTCCTTTTATAGAGGTTCAGCTTACTCGCTGTAACTACCTCACGAACACGCAGACGGTCAACACTATTATTATCACGGTGCATAAGCGCCTTCGCCAAACGACGCTTCTTAATCTTCTCAAACTCCTCCGGGTCACTAACTTCGAACTTACTATCATAAAAACGCGGCATCTTTACCTTCTTGCCGTCCATCACCGCGAAGTCTCCCGACCGGTGAGAATGACGGCCGAACCGCTCATACCATTCTGAAGCAATACCCGGTCGCCTTGAACTACAAGTAAATTCTGGCAACCGCTGAGACACAACGCCATCAGCACTAACAAACTGATAATGTTCATCGGCCATATCCCCCGTGATCTTCTCCATAATATAACGCGCAACATACGCGCAGCTTTCCAGCGTCACGGCACCGATCACATTGAAACCATGAGGCCAAAGCTCCTCGAGGAACTTCGAGGTATACAAATCCTCACCACTCTTTGACTTCTTAAGATACTTCTTGTCAAAGAAATCACGATTAAAGAACAAGTAGTGATAATGAGGACGACCGAACTCCGAACCATACTCACCACACATAAAGAACCGAATACCCTTACCGGTACGCTTACGCAAACGCTTCATAAACAACTGGTGATCACGCACAGACAAACTCCTATCGGCAGGCAAGGCCTCGTCCCGATAGGTTAACGTCACAAACGAGCTATGCTCGTGCAACTGCTTCTCATGCATACAACGAACCGCCCAGGTCAAACTACGAGCTAACCGACACCCTACGCACTGCCCGCACGGCAGCTTCAAGGGTACTCCAGAAAAAGAGGCGCTACGATCGAACGTAACGCCCCTCTTACCAGACTTCCCGACCTCCTTCGACCAGAAAGCGGTCAAGGGGCTATAACACGTCACAGACGAATACCACCACGCATAGGCATACGACGCGGCGAAGGCACATTCTTACGATGAGTGTACCCCGCAGTCTTACTAAACATCCGCCGGGACTTCCCAGCCGACAACTTCACCCGGTGCTTCTTAAAGCTCGACATCACGACCTCCAATGGTGTCACTCCACACAGTTACATCTAGTAACCGAACTGTGTGGAGCGCCGCAAGCGCCCTCAGGGCGCTTTTCCCTCAGGTCCCGGTGAATTCACCACCTGGACCTTCATAGGCTCCTCTGGAGCCTTCTCTGGGGCCGCAAGGCCCCATTCACGAAGCTGCCCGATATTCGCAGGATCCTGCGCGAAGTCCACGAACTCCGCTGGATCATTCTCGAAACGCTTCCGGACCACCGCAGGCAAACGCATAAAGGCCTCCTCGGCCTCATACATCATATTCATCGCACCTTGCAGGTCCGGCATACCAACAAAGTCAACGTACTGAGGCTCACCGCGATTAAAGTGGTTAATCACACCACTCTTTTCATATCGCTTCATGATATTATTAATATCACACTCCTCAGAAAACTCCTGACGCGTCAAACCCTCACCCTCAGGATAAAAATCCGTCTCACGACGAGACGGAACATACATTCCATATTCATACTCAGGATATTTCGGCATCACACTCTCTCCTTAGTCTTGAGGACGAACGATGATATGAGGGCGCGGAGCGCCCTTCAAAAAATTACCAAGCTCACCACCGGTGAGCCCAAGCGTACGCATCACCTTCCCAAACGTGGTCCCGTAGAACCACTTATCGAAATCCGCAACATCCGCTCCTTTCTCCGCGATACCAGTCTGCTCAGCAATAAGCTTAGTCTGAGCAGCCATCTGAGTAGCGGACGATATAGACTTAGCAGTGTCCGCTTTAATTAACGCATTCTGAGCGTGCAGGTTCTCATTCGTAGCCTTCATATTCTGCAGCTCTTGATCCAGACGACTCGCCTGCATCGCAGTAGAAATACCTTCGCCAATCGCATTAGGAATATTAGGCGTAGACGGAGTAGACGCCAAAGCACCAGTAGGAGAACTAGTAGGTCCTTTCTGATAAGCCAGAATAGGATTAAGACCAGCCTTCTCCATATCACGCATAGTACGCTGATAAGCACTCGACGCCATACGCTCCTGAAACGCCATCTGAGCCGCAGCCTGATCGACCGCAAACTTCTTCTGATCGTTATAATTGAACATATTCATACCGGCTTGTAACAAGCCACCAACGGAAGTACCGAGACCTTCCAAAAAACCAGCCATAGTTCGCTCCCTTGTCGCTCAACACGGCAGATAAACAAACTGGAAATAAACCGCAGTACCAATGACGGACATTCCAGAAAAAACGCACTAACACCGACCAACAGGAAACAATAAAAAAGACAAGACGGAAACCGAAGGAGTGCGCAAACGCGCACTCCAAGAGGACTTACGTGGGGCTTGCGCCCCACACCCGCTCACTAGAAATGATCGATCAAACCGGGCACCGAATACACCGGCATAGGACGAGCACAACGCAAGCGGATATAACTATCGTACAAGAAATGCGGCTCACTAGTCACCGCAATCACACGAGAAACAGGCGGCGTATCCTGAATAAACGACGCATTCAGAACCGGAAGCGCAGCAAAATTCTGAGCAAGATGCCACGTGTCCAAAGTCTGAGCAAAATTAGACCTAAACTGACCGGTAATAAGCGAAGGCTTATACCGATACTCCGCGTACCGCTCCTGATAACCGAACGTAAGAGCATCCTGACCCGGCGTGGCCGAACCGACTGCATAAATCTCCTTATTAAGCACGGCCTGCTCACCAATATGAGCAAGCGCAGGCCAATAGAAATCGAACCGAGTAGAACGAGAGAACATACGATTCAGCCCCTGCTGATAATTCAAATCAGCACGCGCGCTAACCATACCGATAAGAAGAGTATGCTCAGTAAAAGACTTACTGAAACCAATACGACCACCAGCCACTGTACCCATAGCGCTAAGATTACCCAAAGGAGTAGGAGCGGACGCCACATTAGAAGTCTGAGCGATGGGATTAACATTGAGCGGAACACTTCCACCTCCTAAATACTCTGGACGCTGCAAACGAGCGTCGGGAGACGTGACACCAAAATGCGCCTGAATCAACTCAGTGTAACGCGTACCGCCACGAGCATCACGCTCATAAATACGCTGGATTTGGAACGCCTGACGCAACTGATTTATGGTAGCGGCCGTAGCCGTACTCAAATCCGCAATCATACCCGACATAACACCAAGATTGTCACCCGCATGCAAATCATCATTATCCGCAAACGTACCTGAATTCACCTGAATACGAATAGCAGGAGAACCCGAAATCGTCGTCTTCTCCAACCAACCCGTCGCACTCTTAGCCGTGTTCATAATACCAAGCGGCGTATTAGCCTGACGAATAACCGGCGCCGTAGAACCAAGCGGCAAATTCACCGCGGGCCCTTTCTGCGGCCACGGCAAACACGATGTAAAATAATCATGACGCTTACCACGCCGTAAGATCGCGAAATCCGTAGGAACATCGGGACCATCGCCCATAGGCACAACAACAGACGTCTGCAAATTCTGATCTCTAAACCACTGATTCCAGATAAGATTGTACGC